TGTAGGCTTAGTATAATTGTTTGATTTATTTACTGCCATGTTTTTTACCTTTATGTTTTTTTGCTAACTGTTTAGCAACTTTAGGTTTATTTTTAAATAAATATTTTCTTTGCTTATCAGATTTAAATGGCATTATAAATCTGAATAACTAGAAATTAAATTCATATTTTTATAATAGTTTTTAATTCTATTTGCAGCATCTAATCCATATACTTTAGTAATAAAGTCTCCTCCAGCAGTACCAGTTATATCTGTACCACCATAACCAGCAGTAGTAGTTTGCATAGTCATGTCTTGTGTAGGTGCAATATAATAAGGGTCTATTTTCTCTGAAGGTTTTAATAAACTTGATTTTAAAAATCCTGTTGCAGATTTTTTAAAAGCTTTAGTTAAATCATTTGAAGCTTGTTTAACTGGTTCTGGACTAAATGTTTTATCTCCAGTAAATTTATAACCACCATTTGGTACTTCAACATAATCTTGAGTTTTAGCAAAATCAATATCAATAACATTTAAACCATCAGATGTTGCAGACTTACTAGCAGCAATAGAATTTTCTACAGCACCACCAATTTCTGCATCATTAACATAAGTATTAATATCAGTTGCTCTTCTTTTTAAATCATTAAAATATGTTTGTGCATTAGGACTAAATGTATTATATGTAGATTTATATGCATCATTAATAGTTTCAGTTATAATTTTATCAGCCTCAGTACTTCCTTGAACAAACCATTTTTGACTACCTAATGTTTGTTTTGATAATTGTTCACTACTAATTTGACCTAACTCTAATGCTTTAGCTGCTTCAGCCGAAGTCATAGATGTTGTTTCACCAAAACCATATCCCATATCTGAAACTTGTACAGTACCTTGTTTACCTTTAATTGGAGAATATTTTTTTGTAATTTTTTTAGCTGAATTAAATAAATTTTTAGCACCTTGAGATATACCTGAGAAAGTATCTTTTACACTTTTAGGTGCAAATCTATTAAAACTTTTTGCAATAGATTTAGTAATACTACTAAATGTTTTTGAAACACCAGTATTAAAAGCTTGATAACCAGTTCTAATTTGATTACCAATATTTCCTATAGATTTTAAAAATGTATATTGAGATTTTTGTAATGCAGTTACTCCTGAACTTAATCCTCCTAAAGCATATGGCATTGCAATTGCTAAAGCAATAGAACCTAATGGTCCTAATTTTTTATTTATCTTAGCAATACCTCTCATAGTTGCTTTACCAACTTTCATTATACCTTTAGCAACACCTTTGAAAGCTTTACTTACAGGTTTAGTTACTGCTTTTGTTGCTTTTTTAAATACTCTTGCTACACTTCCCATAGTTATTTATCCTTATTTAAATTTTCTTAATCCTGTTGATATTTTCATTTTATTAAATCTTTGTATTCCTTTTCCAGATTTAGTTGTTCTTAACCAATATACAGTTTTATCTTCACCTATATCTTTACTTAATCTTTCTGCTGTCCACTTATATATTTGTTTTAGTTTATTGTTATCAGTATTAACTGTTTCAATATGCCAACAAATATTTCCACTATTCCAATCTAACATTTCTAAAGTACCTGTTTCTTTAAAACGTTTTTCAGTTTCAGTATTTAAAAATGCCCAGTTAGTAAATGCATAAGCAACACCAGTATTTTCATACCTAAATATATTATATTGATTTAATGCTAAAGAAGGAATAATTGCTTTAGCTATATCCTTATCGGATAGATAATTATATTTAGGAAAATTCCTATATAATCTTACTACGTCTATTATATCAGTATTATTAACTTTTGTCAATGTTTACTAATTCTTAGTCTCAATCTTAGTTTTCCAAATATCTAAAGCAAATCCACCTAATGTTTTTAATGTATCAGCTCTACCTTGGTCTGATGCAGCCTCATTACCTAATGCTGCAATAGCTAAATTAGTTTTTCTTTCTTCAGAGTTTTGTGCTGATTCGTATTCCCACTTAGCAGCATCTCTCATTTCTTGCCAGATAAATGATAAAGCTTGATTACTTAAATTAAATGCATTCATAGCATTAGCTTGGTTAACAGCATTAACTCCTGCTGTATTAGCAGTATTTAATTGTCTTCTCCATGCAACATTTGATTGTTCAATAGCTAAACTGTTCTGTGTATTAAATTGATTTCTATTGTAATCCAGTTGTTCATTAAACTGATTAATTTGTGTATTTAAAGTTTCTTGTAATCTTTGTGCTTCTAAATTATTACCTTGATTTAATGCTTCAATTCTATTTGCTTCACTAATATTGTATTGTGTCATAGCATCATTTCGTGCAGCATTCTGTGAATTGATTGTTGTTGCCAAACTTTCTACAAACTGTTGAGTTTGATTATCACTTGTAGCATTAAACTGTGCTGCAGCATTTTGAGCAGCTTGGTCAGATAACATAGCTTGTTGTCTGTTTTGAGTATTTAATACTTCAGTCTGCTGTGCATTAGTTAAGTTAGCCATATCCATTTGTAAAAATGCTTGAGCATTTAATACTGCTTTTTGTTGAGCATTAGATAGATTAGCCATGTCCATAGTTGCCAGTTGCACAGCATTCTGCATAGTTGCCTGTTGAGTATTATTTAAATTTTGTAATTCAAATGTTCTAAATAAATTAGAATTAGAGATAGCAGTCTGTTGTCTGTTGTTTAAATTTAAAACATCAAACCCTGCTATTGTTTGTGCATTTGCTAAAGAAGTTTGTTGATTAGCACTTAGATTTGCTAAAGACATTTGCTGTGTTAACTGTGCATTTGTTAAACCAGCTTGTTGTAAATTTGCTAAGTTAGCTAATCTTATTTGTTGTTGTTGATTAGATGAAGCTAGAATAGCTTGTTGTTCATTCATAGCATTAAGCTTAGTTATCTCTTGAGCATATTGCCCAGTTAACATTTTAGCTTTCATATCATTCTCAGCATTAACTAACTGAGTTTGAAAGTTTTGTTGTGCAGATAATACTGAAGCTTGTTGTTCGTTAGATAAATTCTGTGATGCTCTTTGTTGTAAAGCTGTAGCATTTGATTGTGCAATAGGTAATGCTGATTGTATAATAGCATTGACTAATGCATCTCTACCTATTGTAGATTTACTTAAACCTCTAGCTGCTAAATTCTTTTCTACATTTTCAACAGCACCTCTAGCCCATGTAGGGATTTGTCCTGTATCAATACCAGTTAATAAATTAGAAATCTGTGTAGATACTAAAGCATCTGTAGGTAATGATGCAACTGCTGCTTGAACTGCAGGAGGTTGTTGCATAATTGTAGCTGTGATTTGTGCAGGGTTACTTGCAACTGCTGCTTGAATATCAGCAGGTAATGTAGCTGTTTGTGCTGTAACGGTAGCTGCTGTACCTTGTACAACTTGTGCTAATGCTCCAGCAGATAATTGTCCTTGTGCAGCTTGAGCAACTGCAGAGCTAGTCGGAGCTGCTGTAGCACCTACTGCTTGTCCTGATAATGCACCTGTAACTGTACCAACTTGTGCTGCTTGACTAACTGTACCTGCCTGTGCTGCTGCTTGTTGTGCAGTAGTTGTAGCTGCAGTCATTTGTGCTGCTTGTAATTGTGAAGGTGCTCCTACTTGTGTAGATACACCTGCTGTTGGAGCAGATATTTGTTGACCAGTAATAGTTGCTTGAGCAACATCTGTAGGTGCAGCCATAGTCGCACCAGCTAATAATTCATCTGTTTGTACTGCTTGAGGTGTGTATTGCTGTGTAGCTGTTGATGCTAATTCTGGTTGTGCTACTTGAGAAGTAACATACTTATCAGCAAACTCTTGTCTTGTACCTATTTGTTGCTGTTGTGGTTGTGAAGCTGTAGGAATATTTTCAAACTTTCTAGCTTCATCACCAGTAGCAAACTTTTTTCTTCTAACTCTTTTTACTTTTGTTAACATATTTTATTTCCTATTTCACAAAAAAATAATTATAAGCACTACCTATTGCACTTGCTAATACAAGCAATATCCATATAGCACCTTTACCTTTATTAATATCAGCACGAAGAGATTTAGTCTCAGCTTTTAATTCCTTGACTTCTCTTACTAAAAAATCTATCTTAACTTCTGTTGCTGATTTTCTTGCCATTATCTACCTTGTCTATTATATTTTTTATAAGTCCTTTTCTCTGATTTATTTAAACTTTTTTTATGTACTCTTGGTCTTTTTTTAGGTTTAGGTCTTGGTACAAAGTGTAAGAACTTAACCTTAGCCATTATTATTCTGGTTTAGTTGGAAATACTACAGCATTAACATTTTCAACAGTTGTTAAATTATTTGTAATATCTCTTAAAGATTGTCTATAAGTTTCCCATGCAGTTTTATCTGCAATAGGTGAATCACTCATCATTACCCAATCGCATGATGCAAGAAGTCTATCTCTTTTACTTCTTAAATCTGCCATAGCTCTATCGAATGCACCTGCATTCCAAGCAGCTTCTTCAGCAGCTCTTGCAGCTATTTCTTCTGGTGTGAGTTCTACTTGAACTCCATTTACTAATTTATGTGCCATAATTTTCTCCTTATATATTAATTAATTCCAAATAGCAATATCTGACCAGCATCTATGTTTCCAGAAACAAATCTGAATTGAATAGCATTTATAGCTGATGTAGTGTTAAAATATCCAGCAGCAAATTCTCTTTGAGTATAACCACCATTTGACCCATTTGCATCTGACATAAAATGTTTAACAAAAGTTGTAGAACTAGGGTTATAAAGTGTAAGTATTCCAGAACCACTATCATCTGCATTTGTTGAACCAGTTACTTTACATAGTCTTTGAAAACTTGTGCTTTGTGCTAAATCATTACCAGATGAATAAGTTAAAGATGTATCTGTATCCGCTTCATTATGCCAAGCTTGAACTTGGGTTGTAGTCATTGTAACTCCATAGGAACTACCACCATTAGTAGATCCTTGAAATTCAAAGTTAGCATTTGCTGAACCATGAACATTGATAAACTCAAAACGATATATTGGATATGTGCTATCAATACCAGATGTGAACTCTATACTAGCAGATGCACTAGCAGTAGCAGAAGATATAAATTGCATATCTCCAGTTTCTACTGAACCACTTGGTACAGCAGTTACATTGTCAAAGCTATCATTATTAAATGCGTCTGGTTTTAATAAACCAGAAGTAGTTAAGTTGTTAGCAAAGTTTCTTGTTATTGTTCCCATTATACTACTCCATACATTTTGATTATGCCATCATCTATGTTGCCTGATGACATTTTAAATTGAATTGCATTTACTGCTGATGTTGTATTTCCATAACCAGCTACATAATTATCTACTGAATATTGTGCTTCATTAGCGATATTAAATCTAGTTATAAAATGTTTTACAAAAGTTGTGTTGCT